CCAGCATTCTTAAAAGACTACAGAGACTTAGATCCTGCTGAAATAAAGAAATACGAATTATATAAAACACCTAATACAAGTGCACGTGTTAATGCAACTTCTGGAAAGGAAAATGTAAATCTTATACCTCTTGAAAAAGGCGAAGAATTTAAATTATTTGCAGAAAGTAATGGCACAACATTTTCCGAATATGCTGCTGCGATGGAGATATTACCTAAATTAGATTTAGATTTTGGAGTAGAAAATCCTTTTTCTCAGCTAGATGATTATGAACTTCTTGAGTACAACAAAGCTATTTTTAAATATAGCGGAGGCACAAACAAAGAAGCACTAGCTAACACAATAAGAAAAGACTTTAAGTAACATGAACGACGAAGTATTAAATGAGATAGAAAAAGTAGCGCCCATTATTACAGATGAAGCTAAGAAGCTATTTGCTGAACAAGATGCCGAACTAGGTATTCAACAGCCAACTGTAGACCAAGGTCAGGCACAACAAGCTACTACCGATCAATCTCAACAGGTTTCTACGGAAACAACACAACAACAATCTACACCAGTCGAAGCTCAACCAGTCGAACAAAGAGGTCCTACTAGAAAGGAACTAAAAGAAAGACTAAGAGAGAAAAGAGCAAAAGGTGAAAAAGTAACATTTGGAGATACTTTTGGTGGACAGTCAGCAGATTTAAGAAACCCTTTTAACTGGGCTAATTATGCTTCTGCTGCTGGAGCTGGCTATGTAGATTTTTTAACAGACACTGTAAACCTTGTACCCGGGGTAAACTTACCTAAGTTACCTAAGTACGAAAGTTCTACTTTACAAGGTATAAGACAAATGTCTTCTATAATTATACCTTCACTTAGCCTAGCTGGTTTTCTTAAAAAACAAGGTGCAAGTGCTCATGCAAAAGTAAAATGGGCAATGGGTGACAAACGACTTGTAAAGTGGTTTGGTAGTGCTGGTATTGATGCTGCGGCTGGGGCTGTGGTAGACCAAATTGTAGAGTTTAATGAATTTGAAGATAATGCTTCTGGTGCATTAAAGAAAATGTTTCCAAGTACATATGGTTGGATACCTGACGACGTAGCTACACTCGATACCGATAGTCCTGATACTAAAAGAATGAAGAATAGAAATGAGGGCATAGGTCTTAGTTTCTTTGGTGATTTTATGTTAGGAGCTACAAAAATAGCTAGAGCTATGAAAGGTGTAGATGATGCTACTAAATGGGTACCTAAAAATGAACAAGCAAAGAATTTTGTAAAAAGAACTTGGGGTAAGACTACTAAAGATGGTGGTGAAGAAATGACCATCAATAATGCTAAACGTGTTGAAGAGTTTAATGAAATAGGTAAACGTAACATGTCTTTAGCTACAGATGAAGCAGGAAATATTAACTTAGATCAACCACTAAAAGGTGTGCATGATGTATATGATGACTACGAAGTAGGATTTAGAACAACAGATCCCGGAGGCATTGTATCTGCATCAGTTGACGTTGTACGTATTAATAAAAATATTGATAGTGTACATGGTAGTGTAGGTAGTGTGTTTTCTGACTCTGCATTAAAACAAGGACTTAACCTTGATGATGCTGGATTAGGAACCATGAAAGAATTATCTAAAGATTTAAAATTAGATATCGAATGGCACTCACCTAGTGGTGTAAAAATAACACATGCAGATGTAGTTAAGAATGGTGAAGACTTAGCGGCAGCTTTGTATGATATGGATGTAGACGAGATGAAGCGTGTTATAGACAACTTCTCTGGTGTAGACGTAGACTCAGGTACTAGAGTATTAAACTCTGAAGGCTATGTTGGTGTATTTAATGCTATTAAAAAATACTTTGATGACTACATGAATATGGACTTAGCTCGTGCTCAAGCCTATGTTGGTAAGTCTATGGCTGACCAAGTAAAAGATATGGCAGAAGGTGCTAGATTAATGAATGGTACTGCTGCTGTACAACAAGCACAAGAACAAGTCTTAGATCGTTTACAATATCTAATGAATATTAAAGGTCAAACATCTTACGCAAGAGGTAGGGCACTTAATATGATTAACCTTTGGAACCGCATGAAGAAGCTAGATTTTAGTAATCATGGTGGTAAAAAAAAGGTTATGGCAAATGCACTAGAATTTATGGAAGGTGCAAATAAAGAAACATTAGATAATTTAAAAAATATAACAAAAGAATCTGCTGATACTATTGACACTATACGTCAAATAAATGCTGAGCGACCAGAAATGTTAAAACCATTAATGTTAGCTTATGAGTTTACTGACGGTAAAGTAAATAACATAGCCGAACTAAATAGATATTTTAAAAACTCTACTGGTATAATGCGAAAAGCATTTATTGATTTAGACCCAGAATATGAGTCAATGTTTATGCAAGGTGTTTGGTCAAATATTTATAACTCTACTCTTTCAGCTATTGGTACTCCACTAAAAGCTGCTGCGTCTAACATGGCTTTGATGATAGAGAGACCTATTACTACAATGGCTGGCGCTATATTGCAAAGAGATATGGACGTTATGAGAAGAGCTAGTTATATGTACTTTGGTGGTATAGGTGATACTATGCAAAAATCTTTCGATCACATGAGACTTGTGATGCGTAAAGCATGGTCAGACCCTAACTCTGTAGGATATGTAATGAGAGAAGATATTGCAGTTAAGAACGAAGGTCAAGTAAAAGCTCTTAGAGCGTTTGCTGATGCACAAGAAAAATCAGGTAACTTTGGTCCTGCTGGTATTGTTGATAGAATAGAAGCTATGAATGATATAGCTAATCATCCATGGTTACGTTTTAGTGCTAACTCTATGACAGCATTTGACGGATTTACTAGAGCATTTATTGGTTCTATAGAGACAAGGGGTAAAGTATATGACGATCTTATAAAAAGAACTGGTAGGAAAAAATTAACAGCTAAAGGTATAGAAAGATTAAATAAAAAACTATACAAAGAAATGTTTGATGATAATGGGATGATTACAGACAAAGCTGTTGAGTATGCATCTAAGGAAATAGCTATGAACTTAGATAACCCTGCTGTTGACAGTTTTAACGGTCTTATTAAACGTATCCCATTACTTAGACCATTTTTCATGTTCCCGCGTACTGCAACAAACATGATTAAATTCACTGGCTCACATAACCCAATGGGTTTGTTTGTCAAACAAATGAATGAATATGCAGAACCATTTTCTAATCAATCAATAACTAATGTTAGAAAATTACTAGAGAATAGAGGTATAACTGATTTAGCTGATGACAAGTTAGAGATGGCGTATGAAACAATACGTGCAGAACTAAAAGGTAGAAAAGCTATTGGTGCATTTGCTATGTCAGGTGCGGCATTTATGTTTACGTCTGACAGATTACATGGCAATGGTATTTACGACAAGACCAGACAACGTACTAGGCAACAACTTGGTTGGGAACCTAGAAGTTATAAAGGTTGGGATGGTAAGTGGTATAGCTATGAAGGCTTAGGAGCTATTAGTGATTGGATTGCAGTAACTGCTGACATCATGGATAACTTTGACGTACCGGGATCTGATGGTACTTTAGATTCTAATACCATGGACATTGGTATGCAGAAAATGATGTATGTGATAGCAGCTAACTTAACAAACAAAACATTCTTAGCTGGTATAGAACCATTGTATGACGTACTACAAGGAAACCCAAGTGCAACAGCTCGTTGGACTGCAAGTTTTGGAAGTAGTCTTGTACCCGGTAGTGGACTTAGAAATGAACTATCTAGATTAATGAGTCCCGGAATAAAAGAAGTAGAAAACGAAGTAACACAACTTGTAGCTAACAGAAACCCCGGTATGAAAGGAAATCTTCCTGCTGCATACGATTGGGTTGATGGTGGTAAAGTTAAAGAACCAGAGAGTTTTTGGACAAGAGCATGGAACGCATATGCACCTGTATTTAAGGTAAGAGATGGTGTGTCACCTGAAAAACAATTCCTTATGGATGTAGAGTTTGATGGTAGACCACAATTAAATACTGATGGTAACGGTGTTGACTTAACAGCAGCGCAAAGATCAGAAGTTACTAGATTAATGGGTGAAGATAAAGTCTTTAAAAAAGCCATTACTAAAATTATGAACTCTGCGGATGGTAAAAGATTTAGAGCGGATTATAAAAAAGCTACTGAAGCTGGTACAGAATTAGATAGAAAACAATTTATATTATTGCATCAACGACTACGTGAGGCATTATCAGACGCACAATCGTTTGCTATTGGTCGAATCTCAGATCGTAGTAACGTTGAACAAAAACAATACTATAATGCAAAAATAAAAGAAGCTACCCAACTTGGAGACGTAGAAGAAATTTTAAGACTCCAAGATCGAGCAAATCGTTTGTAAAACCAAATGGCAACAACTGAACAATTTTATACCGGAAATGGCTCCACCACTACTTTCGGCTACACATTCCCAATATTACAGAACTCCGATCTTAAGGTAGAACTTGACGGAGTTATAAAAACTGAAAACACAAGTGGTACTAACAACGACTACTCCATTTCTGGCACAAATGTTGTTTTAAATAGTGCACCCGCAAATAACGTAGATATTCATATTTATAGAGTAACAGATGTAGACTCAGCCAAAGCAGTATTTGCTGCTGGTTCATCTATCAGAGCTGGAGATCTAAATAATAATGTAGATCAAAGTTTATATGCTAACCAAGAACAGCAACAAAAAATTAGAACTGCTGACGTAAGAGATAATGCTGTTACAACTGTAAAAATAAAAGATCTTAATGTAACAAGAGCTAAAATAGCTAATGATGCTATTGATGGTACAAAGATAGCTGATGATGCAGTTGATTCTGAACATATAGCAGCAGACTCAATAGATACAGAACATTATGCTCCCGGGTCAGTAGACACTACAGCTCTTGGAGCAGATTCTGTTACAAGTGCTAAAATAGCTGACGATCAGATTAACTCTGAGCATTATGTCGACGGTAGTATAGACACACAACATATTGCTGACGCACAGATTACACATGTTAAATTAGCAAATGACTCTGTAGACGGTGATAATATACAAGATGACGTTATAAACTCTGAGCATTATGTAGGTCTTTCTATAGATACTGAGCACATTGCAAACGAAAACGTAACTACAGCTAAACTAGCTTCTGATGCAGTTACATCATCTAAACTAGCAGATAATGCAGTTGATTCAGAACACTATGTAGATGGTTCTGTAGATCATGTACACTTAGCTAATGATGCAGTAGACGGAGATAATATAGCTGATGATTCTATTAACTCAGAACATTATGTAGATTTAAGTATAGACACACAGCATATTGGTAATTTACAGATTACTACAGATAAAATTGCTGACGGTGCAATTACTGATGCTAAAATTCAAGGTGGATCTTTAGATAATAGATACTACACAGAAACTGAGTTAGATGCCGGACAATTAGATAATAGATATTTTACAGAAACTGAATTAACTGGTGGTGCTCTTGATGGTAGATATTTTACAGAAACAGAAGCTGACGCTAGATATTTTAACATAAGTACTGGAGACACTATTAAAGATGGTGATTCATTTCCAGATAATGATACAACTATTGCTACAACCGCAGCTATCAACGACAGGATAATTGACCTTGTTGACGATGTAGGTGGTTTTGTACCGATAGCAAATGAAACAAGCTTTCCTAATACTAACCCTGACGTAAATAACGGAACAGGAACTATTGTTAGTGTATCTACTTTATCTAATAGTTATACTTCAAACGGTAGTGGTACGTTTACAATCTCCAACGGTACTGTAGGAAACTCTACGGTAACTATTAACGGAGCTGCAAACAACACAACTTATAGTGCTGGATACGGATTACTTGTAGAAACAACAACTACACTTAATACTTATACATATCACAGATTAGTACCAAAACCAACAGAAATTACAACTGTAGCTGGTAAGGCAACAGAGATAGGCAGACTTGGAACTGCTGCTGCTGTCGAAGATATGTCAATACTTGGTACAGCCGATGTAGTAGCAGACTTAAATACTTTAGGTACAGCAGATGTTGTATCTGATTTAAATACATTAGGTACTGCTGACGTTGTAGCAGACATGAACACTCTTGCAGTAACCAGTGTTGTTAATAACATGGATACTGTTGCTACTAATGTAACTAATGTTAATTTAACTGGTGGAAGTATTGCTAACGTCAATACAACTGCTGGATCAATAACTAACGTAAACACAGTTGCAGGGTCTATAGCAAACGTAAATACTACAGCAGGGTCTATATCTAATGTAAATACTGTTGGTGGTGCTATAGCTAACGTAAACACAACCGCAGCTAACATTGCAGATGTAAATAACTTTGCTGGTACATATCAAATAGCATCTTCTAACCCATCAACAGATGGTAGTGGTAACGCACTAGCAGAAGGTGACTTATACTTTAATACAACTTCTAACGAGCTACAAATATATAATGGTTCAACTTGGCAAGGTGGTGTAACAGCTGGTACTGGTTTTGCTAGTTCTGGTACTAACACATTTACTGGAAACCAGACAATATCAAACACACTACCTAAAATAATTTTTAATGATACTGACCATGACAATGATTATGATATTGGAAATTATCATGGCGTATTAAAGATTAGAGATACAAGTGCAAATGCAGATAGATTTACTATAAATTCAAGTGGTACAGCACAGTTTACTGGCAACCTAGACGTTCTTTCGGGCGTGGACGTTACAGGCAACATAACTGTATCTGGTAACGTAGATGGTCGTGACGTAGCTGCTGATGGTACT